CTGGGGCGAGCATCATGCTCGCTCAAGGGTACGAGGACGGCGCCGGCCTAGGGCCTGGCGGAGCTGGCGAAATTCGCCTGGTCTCCGACAGTGCCGTTGGCCAGCAAGGTCGCGCAGGGTTGCGCCGCACGTTGCACGTGCCGCCGCTATCTGCGAATTTTCGGAGTGAAAGGGATTCACAGGAGATGGAGGATGGGCCGGGAGAAGAACCCAGACCGTCCAAGCTGTACAAGGCTTGGACGTGGCTCCAACTCGCTATCACAACCCGCTTGTGTTATCTCACGCATATGCCGTACAATGCGGCTGCGTGTTATAACGACTCTGGTGCGGGCAGCGCCTTTAAGACGCTTGTCTCGCACCTCGTCACATTTACCTGTGGCTCGGACGGAATCGGTACGCTTCTTTTTAGCCCCGGTCTCGTCCTGGCACTTTTTTTCCCAGGCTATCTCTCGGTCGCTTGCCTCGCAGTGACCATCGGTGAAACGTTCAAGGACACTGTGTATATGCGCTATTACGCTATGGCGCGCAATTACGTCGTGGACTGGTTCGCCGATGAGACGCCTTTTACCATATTCATTTTGGCTGTGTCGCTGACTGTTGTGGCGGCCCTCTGGCGTAACAACCAGAGAAAGGGCACGAAGCGCACCCAGGAAGACATAAGTCTCCAGGACCTGGCTGTGCGTTTGCGCACTGGGCAGTTGACGCAGGCAGACAACGTCTTCCTAGCGAAGTCCCTAAAGGACATAGGTGCCGAGGACGCGATTTCGATGTCGCTTGCAGCTTTTTCTATCCTGTTCGCTTCCATCCCTGTGTGCCGTTACTTCGTCAATGACGCAAGGAACGCCAACACGATCGCATCCTTGCTGGCGAAAGCTGAAGACAAAGACAGGCGGTTGTATTTGGTTCTCTTCTCGATCATGATCTTGTTGTTGGTTGTTCTGCGGTATCCCGCAGTTTTTCCGAAACAGGTTGCCAATTTCTTCAAAGTTTTGCCAGCCAATAAGATTGACGAGTACATAACCAGTCGCCGTTCGGTGGCAACTTACGACTTTCTTGATTACCTTGCGAAAGCGTTGACTCTCACGACTGCCGTCGGTGCCGCGTACAACGTCTACGAAGGAAAGTACAAGCGCGCCCTGCTCATGGCAGGTGCCGGCATTTCGTTGGCTAGCGTTCTTAAGTACGACGGGTTCTCGCTACTCTCCGGGCGCGGCCAGGGCATTAACTCGCAAGCCAACCAGCGCGCCCGCCGTGACCATAAAGAGCGCAGCGAGGCCGGCAAGTTGAGGAAAAGTGTTAGAAACCTGTTGCCCAAAAGGCAAAAGCAGTTTAACGCGCGACAACTGGCGCGGTTCCGCTACGCCATAGTAGCGTTCTGGAAGCTGTACGTCAAGGAGAAAACTGGCCAAAGTCTCAATGCGTTCGTCCGCGATTTGGAGACGGGCAGGTGGAATGACGATGGTCTCGCAGACTACATGGGCCTTGGCGACATCATTGGCTCCATGGCGAAGTACACCGACGATGAACTGCAGGAGATGAACGATGATGCTGACTACAATGACCACATGCCGGACGTCTATTGGGATGCGAAGTACCAGCAGGACGACGACCTATTGTGGATCCACCCCTCAGAGGAAGAGTTTATTCAGGAGCTAGACGAGCGGGGCTTCGAGGACCTTACAGAGGAGGAGGAAAACCGGCTGGAGTTCATCTCCCGCCGTGACGAACACCTTTCCGACGTCTTCGCCTACGACGACCGACAGCGTGAGCACGAGCAGCACGACTTCCGCCATCGTTCCAGCAAGACTGTACAGACCCTACGCACGATGCAGGCAGCAGCGCCGAAATCGTCGCACGTTCGTACGTCCGAGTTTCCCCCGTCTGTTACGGTGCCTGGGGTGCAAGAGCAGGCTCCAAAGAAGAAGGGCAACCCCAGACTTCTCAACAGAGACACGTCCTGGCGGCCAAAGTCCGCTGCTTCTGCTGAACTGGCACAGTCCTGGTTCCGTTCCGAGACCATGGAGGACGACTTCAAGGCTGCGTCGGTGACGACTGTCACGTGTACCGCATGCAAGTGCCAGGTGCCTACTGATGCCTTCAACAGACACAAGGACACGTGTCTTGGTGACAAGGAGCACTTCAAGACGACGTCCATGCCGTTGACAGCACTCGGCAACGCCGCAACCTTTTTGGTTTACGCGGTGAACGAGGTGCGCAATGGGTTCTTCATTGGCATCAACGGGGCGCTTCTACTTGTCACCACTTGCCACGGCGGCGTGCCCGTCTCTATCAAGGGTGAGAACAACTACGACGTCGGCGGTGACGCGCAGCTCGTTGACGAGGTGCGCGACCTACGTATCATGCGGTGCAAGCAAGACGCCATGTCCAAGTCTAAAGTTGGCTCCACCACAATGAAGTTTGGTCAACCGCCCGAGGTAGGTGATTCTGTTGTCGCGATGGCGCGCCACCCTGTGAGAAACACACGCATACTGCTTCCCATGAACGTTGTCCACAAGACGGCTAATTGGATCGTGTGCAGCATCAAGGCTGGCGAGGAAATTATGCCTGGCTTTTCTGGTGCGCCCGTTGTAACAAGCAACGGCCACGTGTTTGGAGCGGTCGTGGGCAACACTGACCGCCTTCTCGCCATCACCGTCTTAAGGGAATCAGACCTTGCCCCCGACACGCTGCCCAGCGCGGCTGCGTCGGTGGCAAAAAACGAGTAGGGTGGTTGCGCTACACAGCGCAACCAGTTGCGGTGGGTGTGAAGCAGTTCGTGCGGCGGAAAACTAAGGCAGAGTTAACGCCGTTCGGATTGTGGTTATACCGCAACTATCCCGAAATTTACCATGAATTGAACCAGAAATATCGTGAGATCGAGTACAACGAGGCCGATTACAATGAGAAGTTTTTCCGCTTTACTGCGGACAACTACACTTGTGATGAGTCCTTTGCTCTCTCATACTTAACCTACACTTCAGCTGTCGCTCATCGTTTTGCATCTTTGGAAGTGCCGCAAGGCAAGGTGCAATTGATGACGTCGTACACTGCAAGTTTACACGATAACCTGCCCAGGGTTGATACGTTGCGTTCCCCCGGGTATCCATACTTTTTACCACAGACCACGACGAAAAGCGATGACTTTAAGGCCAACTGCGAGGAAATAATAGCCGCGGTTGGGAACATCCATAAGGGTCGTCACACTCTTGTCGTTCAGGTCGGCTGGAAGCGTGAAGTCATAGGTCGTGACAAGACGCTCCGTACAATAGCGGCAACAGGTCTCCCGCATATGCTTGCAGAGATGTATTTTGGTTGGCACTCACAGCAGATGCAGGCCAAAGTCGCGTGGGCGCTGCCGATAGGCTTAGGTTTTGCGCCCATGTACGGCAACTGGCAACGGTTGCTAGCTTTTTTAGACCGGCCGAAGCCGTATATCGCCTTTACAGTAGATTTGAAGAACCAGGAGTTCACTTTCACTCGCCTTCGTGTTGAGGCTCTGATTCGTGCACGCACCGCTCTTCTCCGCTGTAAGCCTGGCGAGTCGCGTGCCGAGGTCGAAGCAGCCATGCGTAACACCTACGCAGCCGCCGGGCCACAGGCCTTGGTGGCCCACACGAACGGGAACTTGTACCGTAAGGGCTGGCAGAACTTGACTGGGCGGTACCTCACTTTGGCTGACAACACGTTGGATGCTTTCCTTGGTGTCAGCTTTGCTTGGTACCGTGCCTTAAAGGGCTACCGCAACTTCAGCGATTTCCCTTCTTTCTACGAAGGTTTCTTGTGTGTCTACAGGGGTGGCATTTATGCTCCCACGATGAGGGTTGACGGTGACAACGTCACATTCACGGTGCCTGAGGTACCGATGGAGGTGGTTTTGCGCTTCATCAATTGTGCTGCGGAGACAAACCACATCGTAAAACTGGAACACATGGAGTTTGACACATTGGAGGGCCTGCAGCACTGCAAACTGATAAATGCGTCAGGTACAGCGGTGCCGGAGAAGCCCTACAAGAGCTTGTACAATCTCCTACACACCAACTTGGACTTGGACTTGGTTGATCAGACCATTACGAACTTGCACGTGCAGTTCTATGAGCATAGGGAGTTCGCAGACTTGTGCTCGAAGTACTTGTATGAACGTAAGTCGCAGTTTGCGACGGTCCACACGCCTAGCGACGAAACACTTATGCACCTACATGGGAGGGTAGCTTTAAATGAAAGCCCTCCAACAAGTGATGCCGCGCAAAAGCAAGACTAAGAAGGTTGTTGTCAAAGAGGAAGTGGTTGTGAAGCGTAAGGCGCCACGCGCTAAGAAGCCACACTTCCCTAAGAAACCAGCAAACAAGCCCCGTGGTCGGTCGGACCACACCTCTTTCCGCTCGCAGTCGTTGGACCCTGTTGCAGGGGCCCGTATGGCAGCTATGGCCCAGTTGACGCCCTGGGCTGCAGTGGAAAACGGTTTCACACCTGGTGTTGCGGACTCTGAAGTGAATAACACTGTCCGCATACCTTCAATAATGCGAATGACGGTCTCGTCAACCGTCTCTTCTACCCCTGGGTACTATTACGTCGACCTTATGGTCCGACCTGATGGTAACCTTCCCGTCGTGCTCGGTGGCACCTTTGGTACCTATGGTAACCCTGGTTCTACGAGCACAGTCTCTTGTCCAGCCTTTGCCTCTATGGTGGCGCTCGGCTTTCAGCGCTTCCGCATAGTTGGTTGTGGCATGTCTGTGCGCTGCCTTTCCAATCCGACGTCTCTTAATGGCGATCGTTGGTTGGGTGAAGGTGTACAAGGGATTTTTGACTACGTGCATTCTGATGCGACCAAGATTATGTCGTCATTTCTTGGCACGAATGACAAGCCGGGTGATGTGTCGTACTGCTACATGTCCCTGGAGAACACAGCATGGACTGCTGTCGGCGTTGAAGTGTCGCCGCAGAATTCTATATTCTTTCGACACTCTGGCTCCGCTGCTCAGCAGTTTGAAGTGCAAGTGTTCCATGTCTTTGAGTTTTTGCCCGCAGGCTATACGCCGATCCCGGTGTTGCCGTTCGTGGGCGAACGCATCACGCTTGCGGTTTTGATGTCCAACGCGTTGTCGAAGTATCCGCGTTGGTCTCCTGCTCGCGTGTGCGGCTCGGACGATTTTCAGGATTCCGTTAATGATGCAATCAATAGTGGTAAGGAGTTTTACAACAGCGGCAAGGAACTGTGGGGCGCCGCCCACAGAACTTGGAACGCAGGGGTCGGCTTGTTTGACAGCATAGGTGCTGCTTTCGGCGGCCTGTTCTCCGCGGCAGATGGTATGTCACTTCGTACCGCCTGTAACATCGTGTCTCTCAACGCGATGCAGCTCACTAAGGATAGTACGGTCCTATCTGAGCTTTGCCACTATTACACTGAAGAAAAGACCGTAGACAACCTGCTGACTTTGGCGCGTGCAGTGATTGCTGGCACCGAGAAACCAGCGACATACGTGCATGTCACACAGGTGGAATCACCCAAGTCGACCCGCGCTAAAAGCGTCGGGTCCTCGGGGATTGGGCGCGGAAAGGGTTAGCTTTTTCCCAATCCGCTTTGCCTTACACATCGACACAACTACTCGTCCGGGCGAGTCGTTGTCCCATTTGGGTTTGTGTGTAC